TGTTTCTTCCAATAGTTCAACTGATTTTACTTTTTCTCTGATAGTATCCATTTTTTACATTCCTCTAAAATTTTATTAGGTTGTTGTAGAAATTCACTTTCCCAGACAACTAAACATTCTATATTTCGTTCTTTTTTAAGAAGGTCTATTTTCTTTCTATCTTCTTGCCATATGTCCTTGGCTAATTTGTTTGCTACACTATGATAATAATTCTCAGTAAATGTGGCTGGATTGCAATGCCAATAATCGCCATTATATTCAATTGCTTTGTTGTTATGAACTATATCATAAAAATTTGCCTTATTGTTTCCATATACGCAATATTGTTTTGTTTTGTAACAATAATCTAATTCTTTTTTAATCAGTTTTTCTAATTCATCTACAAAAAATTTTTCAGAATTACTAATGTGATGACTTTGACCTATACGATCTTGTAAAATTAAAACAGCAGTATCTGCATCACAGTTGTATCTTTTGCAAATATTTTCTACTGACTGTGATTTTTCTTTACAAATTTCTTTATACTTTTTTCTACCTTTTTCTTTGCCATATTTCTCTACAAAATAGTCAATTGTGTTTGTATAAGCCTGTCTTTCACAATATTTTTGCCAGCGTATTGTGCCTTCTATTTCTCCATATTTTTCTATTAGATTTTTTAGAGTAACTGCACGACTTTTATTAAAGTCTTTGAAATCTTTTTCAGTCCAGCCATATTTTTTCTTCTTATATTCAAAAGAATTAGAATATGCTTGTTTTTGTTTGTATTCCTGCCATTTTTTCTTGCCTTCTACTGCACCGTATTTTTTAATTAGATTAGATTCAGTAACTGCTGTATTTTTGGCTAAATTATCGTCTACTAACTTAGCATTAGGATACATTTTTTTATATTCTTTACCGTTGGCAAATCTGCCTGTGCAATTATACTTAAAATGTGTCCATTGCAGACGAGGTGCTTCAAATCCGCATTCTAAACATTTAGGCATATGGCGATACTCCTGTTGTCATAAACTATTTATCGCCTTCGACAGAAATTAAAAGGTCGTTTTCTTGTAACTCATTTGGTTTTACTTCGCATGTAAACCCGTCTCGGTCAATAATCAAACTATGATCTTCTGTAACAACTACTTCTTTACCAGATTCGCTTGTAATTTTATATTTCTTTTTAGAAGTTTTGTGTCTCATAACATATGATATTTCTCGCCATATTGCTTCGTCTTCATAACTATCATATCCTAATACTTTGTAAGAATCGTTCTCAGAAGTTGGAACAGCATACTCTTTCCCGCCATCTTGTACTACTTTGTAGGAAATATTGTTATATAGGTTTTCTATTGGAATCTCAGAACCGTTTGATAGTTTTATGAGAGTGTCACCGGTAACACTGTCACCGTATATAACTGCTTCGCCTGTATGATCATATTCGCCGGTAATAACTTTGTTAACCTCAGCACTCATATGTTTCACAATCTGCCTACCTGTTAGTGTAGTAGATTGTCCAAGGCGCTTATCATAGAATCTACAACCAGGATTGAGAATAGCACCGTACACATTTATGTTCAAACAGAGTCGTTAATTCTGTTCCGTTCTCTTACGAACTGCTATATGTTGCCATATAGATCAGACTATATCATCAACTTTTCAGTTGCTCCCCGTTTCGGCTCACTTGAGCCTACGTCTTTCGACTAGTCGTTGAACCTTCCCTTTTGGGCTTGGCTGCTGATTGTCCTTTATGGAGTTCCCAGCAATTAGAGGAGTTTTCGATATACATTTCTGTATAAAGTCGCAGTAATTTACGAATTAAGGTTAATTTTCTTAACCAACTGGCGCTTGTCCCAGAACGCAGTTTCTACTGCGTTGCCTGCTTCTTGTGCCTTCTTTTTCTTAGCCTGCAGTTCCTTTCTTTCGGCATACCAGCGTTTTAGCAAGCCAGGAATAACACCTTCAAACTCTGTTGTAAGAATAGTTCCATTTGCTGTCAGCATTAGCGGAGCGTGAGAGTTGTATATTTTGTCATACACTTCTGCACCTGACAGCACTTCCTGCCTACCATCTTCCCAATCTAGAGTAATTGCAAGATCTTTTCTTCTTTCCATTACAGCATCATATTCAAGAGATCCAAAGTGATTTTCCCAGGCAGCAGCAAAAGATTTCTTTTTAAGAACAGTTTCTTCACGAATCATGTCTTCTGTATAATCCTGTCGTAGTTGTCCTGCAATAGTTTCTGGCGCCATGTTTAGAGCACGAATCACACTAGGATATAGTGAGTTTAAGTCCATTGAACCTACCCACTTGTGTAGTCCTTTTTTAGGATATGCTACATAAGCACCTGCTGCTCTAGTATCATCGTCTTCGTCTCGCTTGGGACGATTAGGAACAACTAGACCTCTGTGATGAGCTTCGTTAATAATCGCCTGCTCTGTTACAGCAACAGCGCCCATTGTGGTCTGCATAAGCACAGTGTTTGCATGAGCTAGTTCGTTACTCAAATCAATGAATCTTAGTTTTTTATCGAGCTTGTCTAACAGAGCAACATCCTGCCTATTGTATTCGATAAATTTTCTAAAGTCTTGATTGTATAACTGATCCAGTGTGCCTTCGTATACAGTCTTGTTTTCACCGATTTCCATTTCGCCGATAGCATCTAGTCGATAAGAATGCCGCTCTTCGTAGGTGTATTTTCTATATAACTCAAGAGAGTCAAGGTGTATTCTGCCTACTAAATCAAATGTTTCTGCTGTTTTGCCGTATCTCTCATATTCTCGTTTTTTAGGCAACTGCTTCCATAAACAGAATCGACGAGTGTCGTCTTTTGACAGTATTCTTGACACGCGATTTACAGTGTAAGGAATGTCATAACCTTCCGAGTTCCAGCCTGACAATACATCAGCATCTTGAATAACATCTAGAAATGCTTCTAGCATATCTGCTTCACGTTCATACAAAAATGTGTTATCAAACTCTGTTACGCTTGCTTGTGCTTCTTCCATAGTCATCGTCTTGGGAGGAAGGGCAAAGGTAATAAGAGTCTCCAACCATTGCAGATGAACAGTGATAGCAGTGATAGGCATAAAAGGGTCTGCAGGATCAGCGAATCCTCTTTCTGGATCAAAGTCTGTCTCAATGTCAAAAAATGCAATGTTCAGTTTGGGGGCATCTTGATTGAGATAGTTTTCTGATAGACACTGAAAGATCGGATTTACATCTGATTCAAACAGGCCTTTGTTTTTGTTAATTGCAATTTCCTTGCGGAAGTCTTTGGTACTTTTACAGACTATTCGTGATACAGGATCACCGTAAACCGAACGATGTTTTCCTCGAGGGTCTTCATAGTAAAATGTATATTTGACTGGATAGTCGTGAAATTGTCTTTTGCCGTCGCGTCTTTCCACTACGCGAATAACGTCCGAGTTGCGATCGAACATCGCATCGATGTAAGCCATATTTTTCTCCTTGTTGTGGTTGTTTGTGGCCAACCTACCTTCTACATGCTCGTCCTACGACTTGAGCGTGATTGATACCAACGTATCAGTCCATACATACTTAATCCAAACCAGAACAATTCGATGATAATACTGGATAAGTTTGGTTTAAAGTAGAGATTGATGCCTAAAAGAATAGCAACTACAAGATTGTTGAAAGAATACCAAAATCCTTTCGGGTCGAGTTTTCCAAACTGTAGGCCCGCATACGTTCCTACAAGTAATACTACGCCTATGTTGCCTATAAAATCTGACAGTTGATACTGATAATTCAGTAATTCCATATAGGTTACTTGTCTTTGCCTACAGTTGTAACAATAGTTTCAAGGTCTTCAAATTCATCATAATGCTTGTGCCAGTCACCGTTTTTAGCAACTTTAATAGCTTTGTTGATTAGGCTTGGTTTGATGTCTAATTCTTCTGCCACTGACTTTACTGTTTCTTTTAGACCTTGCTGTAGATCTTCAACCTCTTGCATAACAGTTACGCCTTCATTTACAAGACGCTCCAGCTTTGCTTTTTCTTCTGCACCGTAAGTTCTGTCACTCATATACGTCCTCCTTAGATTATAAGTGTATGATATTGTTAGAGTTTTGTCAACTGTTATTTGTAGTAAAAGCCCAAACGGGCATGAGGGATGTTTTTTTCTGCGTCTACATATTCGCTATAGAAAC